CTCGTTCTCTCACAAAACAAAAGAAGAAAAGTCAGATGAGAAAAGGGTATATTATACGGGGGTTACAAGGGCAAAAAACACTTTACATATCTTATCCACAGATTATAAATATAATTATCCCATAGGGATGGATTACCTAATGTATTTACAGGAGAACACATGAGTCCATACTTTGAAGAATTACCCGTAGGTCAATTTTATAGCCCCAGACTACACGATAGAGTTTGGAATCCAGAAACTGAGTGGGTTAAATATTATAATTTTACAGCTTGTTCAGTTGACAATGGCATTTTATTTGAAGATGAATTTTATCACTGGTTATACACACGACATAAATACAAAGCTGGTGTATTAAGAATGGAAAATAAAACGATGTACAATTGGCATTGTGATACAAAAAGAGGTGTTTGTATAAATTGTATGATTGCAACACCAAACACGTCTTACACATTCTTTAGAGAATATTCTGATGTTAGTCACAGTTTAGTAGAGTTACAATATTATCCAGGCAGTAGATTTATATTTAACAATCAAAAAGAACATATGGTTATAAATTATGATGGTTTACGTTTAATGCTAACAATTGAGTTTGAAGAGGATAAAAATAAACTATCGTATATTAATTTACTAAATGAAATAAAAGAGGATTATATCAATGGTTAAAGATTTATGGAAACGTGGAGGTCAATATTATACACAGTTTTCAATACAACCCTCACAATTTATTAATGAGAACAAAATTTTATTTGCAGAGGGTAATGTGATAAAATATATCTGTAGGCATAGAGGTAAGAATGGACGAGAGGATTTAGAAAAAGCAAAACATTACATTGATATGATTATAGAACGAGACTATGAAAAAGAAACAATATAAACGAAAATTTAATCTTGGTGGGTATGATCCTAATATCTACAAGAAAATAAAAAATGACAAGCCTTCAACTGACATTTAATTTTAAAAAACACATATGGTCTGCTCCTGTTGATTATCGTGATTTGTCTGGCGCAAAAGAAATTGCAATAGATTTAGAAACAAAAGATGTAGGCATAAATGAGGGTTTAGGTGCGGGTTGGGCTACAGGCCGTGGCGAGATTATAGGTTTTGCAGTCGCAACAGAAGGGTTTCAAGCTTATTATCCATTTGGTCATTTTGGTGGTGGCAATCTAATTAAAGAACAAGTTTTGAAATACATGCACGATGTATGTCGATTACCCTGTCGCAAGATATTCCACAACGCTCAGTATGATGTAGGTTGGTTAAAAGCATATGGTATCGATGTACGTGGTGAGATCGTTGACACTATGATTGCAGGAGCTTTGATTGATGAAAACAGATACACGTATAAATTAAATTCTTTAGCCAAGGATTATTTAGGTGAGTTAAAAGCAGAGACAGACTTGGTTGAAGCTGCAAAAGCACATGGTGTTGATCCTAAAATGGAGATGTGGAAGTTACCCGCAGAGCATGTAGGATATTATGCAGAACAAGATGCACGGCTCACGTACCTATTGTGGCAACGATTTAAACACGAAATATATAAACAGAATCTTCACACAGTATGGCAACTTGAAAAATCTTTATTGCCTATCTTAATAAAAATGCGACAGAAAGGCATTCGTGTAAACACACAACGAGCAGAAGAATTGAAAGTTAATTTTGTAGAAAAAGAAAAAGAGATCTTGCACAGAATAAAAACGCTTGTTGGTAAAGATATTGATATCTGGGCGGCACGCCAGATTGCTTTTGCTTACGACAAGTTAGGCTTAGAATATCCTAAAACGGCTAAGTCAAAAGAACCTAGCTTCACTCAAAATTGGTTAGTTAATAGCGAATACGAAATATCAAAACTAATAGTTAGTGCCAGAGAGATTAATAAATTTCACAATACTTTTTTAAATTCTATTATGCGCTTTGAACACGATGGTAGAATCCATGCAGAGATAAACCAATTACGGTCTGACACAGGAGGCACTGTATCTGGTCGATTATCTATGAGTAATCCTAATTTGCAACAGCTTCCAGCAAGAAATAAAGAGTTTGGGCCTATGATTAGAGGTTTATTCCTACCAGAAGATGGTTTTAAATGGGGTAGTTTTGATTACTCGCAACAAGAACCACGTTTGGTAGTTCATTATGCATCTAGTATTGGAGAGGGCTATGAGGGCTCTCAGGAGCTTGTTGAGGCCTATGCTAATGCAGACGCTGATTTTCATCAAACTGTTGCTGATTTAGTGGGTATTGACAGAAAACAAGCGAAAACAATTGGACTGGGTTTAATGTATGGCATGGGTAAGAATAAATTAGCTAATATGTTGGGTTTAAATTTTGATGAAGCCAGTGCTTTAATAGGTAAGTTTAATAGAAGAGCCCCTTTTGTTAAGATGCTATCTGACCGTTGCATGAAAAAAGCTAATGAAGAAGGTGTAATTAGAACTAAATTAGGTCGTAAGTGTAGGTTTAATATGTGGGAGCCAAAAGATTTTGGTATACACACTCCAGAAACATTTGAGAATGCTAGTGCTAAATATGGATCGAATAATATCAAACGTGCATTTACATACAAAGCTTTAAATAGATTAATCCAGGGATCTGCGGCGGATCAAACAAAGCAAGCGATAGTATCTTGTTCGCATTTGGGTTATACGCCATTATTACAAATACACGATGAGTTGTGTTTTAATGTGCATGAAGAAGATGTGAAAAAAATTGTCAAAGAGATGGAGGGTTGCGTGGAACTAAATGTTCCAAGTGTCGTAGATGTTGCCTTAGGCAACGATTTTGGTTCAGCTACCTAATCAGTAACTATAAGTTCTCTTTGTAATTCTTCTATTTTAGAAGTGAGCGGTACCATATCAATTGTATACGCACCATTTTCTTTGAACTTTTGAGCCCAAAGATGTTCAAGAGCAACTTTTTGTTCTAGTTTTGTAATCATCGTATCTCCTTACATAATAATACAATTATTAAAGATTTTGTCAATATCCCTTGACATCTCCCACAATATCTGTAATTTAATGATATTATTAATTTTTAACAAAGGACAAATTATGGACACGACTAAATGGAAATCTATTGCTGTGCGTATAGAAGATTATAAACTATTAAGGGGTTTATGTAAAAGTAAATTTCGAGCTCCAGCAGGAATGATTTCAAAGCTTGTGCATGAATACATAGAATACCAAGCAAAAAAGAATAAAGTTAAAGTTGAGAATTACAAAAAACAATTAATGAATGGTGATGCTAATGAATAAATTACGATGGGCTCCATTTTTAGTATATAAAGATAACAAAAATTATGCTCAAGGTTATAGAGATGATTCTTTGCAACATGATGATTACAAAAAGGGTATTCACATTTCTATTCCAGACAAATTAAAAATAGTAATGGACAGTGATTTTGAATACGGTGGTCATAAAATGAAAGCTATTCACGTGCAAAGATGCAGTTATTTTGAAGATAATGTGTATGTTTTTGCTAAAGAGCAAGAATGAAATGGTTAGTTGGTTTGTAATTACTATATGGTTTGAATATAATAATAAATTACATATGCAACATTATTCTAGTTTCACACACAACACATGCGAATCAGCAACTTTTAGAATAGTAGAAGACTTTCAAACAAAGAATTCTAATAAAAAAATAAAGGCCGCCAAGTGTAACGATCCTGTCACTTGGTTTAAAAAATATAGGCTTAACAAATGGGATCAAGTAAAAGATAAGGAGTAACGATGGAAACATTAATCATAGGACTAGTTTTTAATTTATACACATGGAGTAATGCTGATTTTTTTGTGCAGAAAAAAAACAATGAGCGACAATATACTTGTGTCTGGGTTGATAAAGGTTGGTCAAAAGCAGACCCTAAAAATCCCGCGTTGACTTTACCAGGTGGGTATACAAAATATAAACAAGAATGTGTGACGAAAGAAAAAGAATGATTAAAGAAAAAATAGTAGTTTACGAAATTTGTGAAGAGTGCCTTGGTAATGGCTTTACAAAATCTCACAAACTAGCTGATAAGGATATTGACACAACTTACGTGTGTAATGCATGTGGCGGATCAGGTCATTCAGGAAAACATTATGAATGAAAAAGAAATTTTAATCCAATGCATTAAAACACCAGGTTATGCCGCCAAACGTTTGCAAAGTCATTATGGTTATACTATGCTTAAGTTACAACAACTTAAACAAAAATGAATAACAAACCACATCTTCGCTTATTGTCATTAGGTGCTGGAGTGCAATCCAGCACTCTTGCCCTTATGATACATAAAGGTCAAGTACCTATGGTAGATTGTGCTATTTTTGCTGATACCATGGCAGAACCCCCAAAAGTATATGAGTGGTTAGAGTTTATAAAAAAAACTGTGTCTTTTCCTGTATATATTGTTAGTTACAGAAACTTAGAAAAGGATGTGTTAGATGCAAGTGAGGGCAATTTCCAAGCTTTTACCATTCCTTTTCATACAAAAGATATAGATAGTGGCAAACGAGGAATGCTTATGCGACAATGCACCGCAGACTATAAAATAAAACCTGTCGTAAAAAAAATCCGTGAATTGTTAGGGTATAGTAAAGGACAAAGAGTTAGTCTCGATACGAAAGTAGAAATGTTGTTAGGCATTTCAACAGATGAATTAAGACGAATGAGAATGAATAAACTTAGATATATTGAAAATCAATATCCACTGATTAACGATTTAGAGATGTCAAGACAGGATTGTATAGCTTGGATGAGAGACAACAATTATCCTATGCCTACTAAATCTGCTTGTTACTTTTGCCCTTTTCACAGTCAAGCCTCATGGAAAGAAATAAAAAAAGATGATCCAGAGTTATTTAAAAAAGCCGTTGATATGGACAATAAAATTCGTGATCAAGAAAAATATAAAATTAAAAATAAATTTAAAGATGAATTGTTTTTACATAGAAGTTGTCAACCCCTTGAAAAGGCCATGGAGGATGATGGTCAATTAGACCTGTTTGATAATTTTAATTCTATATGTGACGAAGGTATGTGTGGTGTTTAATTATGAAAACAATCCAAGTCTTTAACGAAACAACAGTGTGTTGCAGGGGTGAAGACTCTGGAGGTCATCCTCTTATTTATTTATCACTCGAGGGGGTTGACAAAGTAATGTGTCCATATTGCAGCATCGTATTTAAAAAAATCAAAAGACACTGACCTAGACACACGAACCTCAAACCCTTATCCTATAAGTGAAAGGGAGAGAGTATGGCTAATCAATACACTAGCATTTCTGTAAAAGAGCTTTTTGTTAAAGACTCTAAGTACACGAACAGAGCGCGTTTAAAAATCAGAGTCCTAAAAGACAACCTTCTAAAATACGAATGTGCTTTTTGTAAAAACAAAGGCGACTGGAAAGAAAAAAAATTAGTGCTTGTGCTTGATCACATAAATGGTGTAAAAAATGATCATAGGCTCGAGAATCTTAGGTTCGTGTGTCCTAACTGCGATAGTCAGTTGCCAACGTTTAAAAGTAAAAATATCAAGTACCAACAATCACGGATCAAGGACAAAGGTGATTAATAATTGGAGATACCATGCTTGATAAAAAAGAAAAACTTACAAAATTACTTAATTTATTATCGTTTAAATTAAGTCATAAAAATTATGTTGAA